AAGTAACTTAATATATGTGTATATTATGTTGATTTAGACATTTAATCAGAGTAAAAACGTTTCCACCCCCATAAGGTTATTTATGCATGATATAAAAAATATTATAAAAAATTTAAACGTTTCCGAACTACCTCCTGAGACCAGACGAGAATTAAAAAAATATTTAGTACAAAAAGATATTAAACAAAAGCATTCTTTAATTAAGAGTGACTTTATGCATTTTGTCAAACACATGTGGCCAGACTTTATTGAGGGGGACCATCATAAAATTATTGCAGAAAAATTTAATAATTTAAAATCTGGAAAGATTAAGAGACTCATTGTGAATATGCCACCCAGACATACAAAGTCTGAGTTTGCATCTTTTCTACTACCCGCCTGGATGATTGGTAACAGACCAAAATTAAAAATAATTCAAGCAACTCACACAGCTGAACTTGCTGTAAGGTTTGGTCGTAAGGCTAAACACTTAATGGATAGTGAAGAGTACAAAGAAGTTTTTCCAACTAGACTACAAGAAGATAGTAAAGCCGCTGGTCGCTGGCAGACAGCACAAGGTGGTGAGTATTTTGCAGTAGGTGTCGAGGGTGCGGTTACTGGTCGTGGTGCAGATTTATTAATTATTGATGACCCACACTCGGAACAAGATGCAATGAATGCTAAATCTTTAGAGCGTGCTTACGAATGGTACACCTCTGGTCCTAGACAAAGGCTTCAACCTGGTGGAATGATTGTACTGGTTATGACAAGGTGGAATACAAAAGATTTGACAGGAATGTTACAGGCTGCACAAAAAGAACCTAAAGCAGATCAATGGGAAGTTGTAGAATTTCCTGCAATCTTACCATCTAATAAACCTGTTTGGCCAGAATATTGGGAACTAGAACAATTGTTAAATGTTAAAGCATCGGTTGCACTTCCAAAATGGAATGCACAGTATATGCAAAACCCAACATCAGAAGAAGGTGCTTTGATTAAAAGAGATTGGTGGAAGAAGTGGCCAGAGGATAGAGGAATTCCAAACTGTGATCATGTCATACAATCTTACGATACAGCTTTTTTAAAAAGAGAGTCTGCTGACTTTAGTGCAATTACAACGTGGGGTATTTTTCGTGAGAACGAAGACTCACCTCACCAATTAATTTTACTCGATGCAGTTAAAGAAAGATTTGAATTTCCAGAACTAAGGCGTGAAGCATTAAAGTTATATAAATACTGGGAACCTGAAACTGTACTAATTGAAGCTAAGGCTGCTGGATTGCCATTAACATATGAGTTAAGAAATATGGGAATACCTGTAGTCAATTTCACTCCCTCTCGTGGAAATGACAAACATGCTAGAGTTAACGCTGTTGCCCCGTTATTTGAAAGTGGTCAAATTTGGGCACCTACTCATTTACAATTTGCTCAAGAAGTTATAGAAGAGTGTGCATCATTTCCTTTTGGAGATAATGACGATTTGGTGGATAGCACAACTCAAGCGGTAATAAGATTTAGACAAGGAGGATTTTTGAACCACCCAGAAGATTATAAAGATACTCCAAAACTAATAGATACAAAACAATACTATTAATGAAAAACCCAACTCTAGTTAAAAACATGAAAAATGTTAAATGGAAAGAAATCCCTCCAATCAAGGGACCTGACGCTAGAGGCTTGATTAAACAACCAAAAGAAGATAAACAAGATAAACTGGAGAAAATAAATGGCAGACGTAGATAAATCCTTACCGAATGTAAGACAAAATATAACCGTTCCCTCGGATGAAGAACAAATGGAAGTAGATACTGCCATTCAGGAATCTATGCCTGATCCAAATAGTACCGAGATTACAGAAAACGAAGATGGTTCAGTTGATATTAATTTTGAACCAGGAGCAGAAGCACCAGAAGGTGCAGACAATCATTACGCTAACTTAGCATCCTTGTTGCCAGATTCTATCCTCGAGCCTCTAGGATCTGAGTTGTATGCAAACTACACAGATTACAAAGAGTCAAGAAGAGAATGGGAACAATCTTATAGTAAAGGTTTAGATCTTTTAGGATTTCAGTTCGAACAAAGAACAAGACCTTTCCAAGGAGCATCAGGTGCAACCCATCCAGTTTTAGCTGAAGCAGTTACTCAGTTTCAAGCACAAGCGTATAAAGAATTATTACCAGCGAATGGTCCGATCAGAACTCAGATACTAGGACAAGCTACACCTGAAAAGCAGGATCAAGCAACTAGGGTCTCTAACTTTATGAACTATGAAATCATGAATGTAATGAAAGAGTACGAGCCAGAGTTTGATCAGATGTTATTTTATTTACCACTCGCAGGTTCAACATTTAAAAAAGTTTATTATGACGATTTACTGGGACGAGCTGTATCAAAGTTTGTTCCTGCAGATGACTTAGTCGTTCCGTATTCTGCTACCTCATTAGAAGATGCGGAAGCGATCTGTCATATGATAAAAATTTCAGAAAACGATTTGCGTAAACAACAAGTTGCAGGATTCTATAGAGACATAGAATTATTTTCTCCTTACGCAGAAGAATCTGAAGTCAAGAAAAAAGAAAGAGAACTAGAAGGAACAAGAATGACCGGACAACAAAAAGACAACGCTATGTATACGTTGATCGAATGTCATGTTGATCTTGATTTAGAAGGTTTTGAAGATAGAGGTGAGGACGGAATACCAACAGGTATAAAAGTTCCTTACATCGTAACCATAGATAATGGCTCAAGAAAAGTTTTATCTATAAGAAGAAACTATAAGGTAGACGATCCAAAGAAAAATAAAACTCAATACTTTGTGCATTTTAAATTTTTGCCAGGTTTAGGTTTTTATGGTTTTGGATTAATACACATGATCGGTGGTCTAACAAGAGCAGCAACAGCTGCCCTTAGACAATTGATCGATGCTGGAACACTCTCCAACTTACCAGCAGGATTTAAACAAAGAGGTATCAGAGTGAGAGATGATGCCCAGTCACTTCAACCAGGTGAGTTCAGAGATGTAGACGCACCAGGTGGAAATCTAAGAGACGCTTTTATGCCGTTACCATACAAAGAACCATCACAGACTTTATTACAGTTGATGGGTATTTGTGTATCGGCTGGACAGAGATTCGCATCAATTGCTGACATGCAAGTTGGTGATGGGAACCAGCAGGCCGCTGTTGGAACAACTGTAGCTCTTTTAGAACGTGGTTCAAGAGTCATGTCAGCGATCCACAAGAGACTGTATGCATCAATGAAAAATGAATTTTCATTATTAGCTGATGTCTTCTCAACTTATTTACCACCTGTATATCCATATGATGTAATCGGTGGTAACAACGAAGTTAAACAACAAGACTTTGACGACAAGATAGATGTTTTACCTGTTGCAGACCCTAATATATTTTCTTCAACGCAAAGAGTATCTATTGCACAAACAGAATTACAGCTGGCACAGTCTAATCCACAGATTCATAACTTGTATGAAGCGTATAGAGACATGTATGAAGCAATTGGTGTTAAAAATATTGACACAATCTTGCCACCACCTGCAAAACCAGCTCCAAAAAACCAAGCACTAGAGCATATTGATGCTTTAGCTGGAAAACCTTTCCAAGCTTTTACAGGACAAGACCACCAAGCCCACATTTCTGCGCATTTAGCGTTTATGGGGACGACAATGGCGCAAAATAACCCTGTAATTATGACTTCATTGGAAAAAAACATCTTTGAACACATAAATTTGATGGCAGATGAGCAAGTTCAGCTAGAATTTAGAGATAAAATTGCACAAGCACAACAAATGGCGCAACAAATGCAACAAGATCCTCAAATGCAGATGCAAATGCAGTCTAATCCGCAAATGCAACAGCAAATGCAGCAACAACAACAGCAATTAGAGTTAGAAATAGAATCTCGTAAGGCTGTTTTGATTGCAGAGATGACCGAAGACTTTGTTAAAGAGCAAAAAGAAGCAATCGGCATTTTAGGTAACGACCCACTTGTAAAATTAAGAGCAAGAGAGCTTGATCTTAAGGCACAAGACAATATGAGAAAACAAAAAGAAGATGATGCTAGATTAAACTTAGATAAAATGAAAACTTTAATGAATCAGAATCTTCAAGAAGATAAGATGGAACAGCAAGAAGATCTTGCTATTCTAAGAGCAGCGACCTCTATTGAAAAACAGAAAATGTCCAATAGAGCTAAAATAAAAAACGATAAAATGAAACAACAAGATGTAAGAATCTTAAAAGGACCAAGGAGTTAATATGGCAAAACAACGTGGCTTATATGATAACATTCACGCAAAGCGTAAAAGAATCGCTGCAGGTAGTGGAGAAAAAATGAGAAGACCTGGAGCTAAAGGTGCACCAACAAAAAAAGCATTTGTAAACAGTGCTAAAACGGCTAAGAAAACATAATGATAACTACTCGTGGAATGGGTGCTGTTAGACAGCAGTTTAAAAGAGGAGGCTCACCAGCTTGGACTAGAAAAGAAGGTAAGTCAGAATCTGGAGGACTGAATCAAAAGGGACGAGATAGCTACAACAAAGCTAATCCAGGATCAAATCTAAAAGCTCCCCAACCCGAGGGTGGATCAAGAAAAAAATCCTTCTGTGCTCGGATGCGTGGGATGAAAAAAAAATTAACGTCAGCTAAAACAGCTAACGATCCAGATTCAAGAATAAATAAATCACTTCGAAAGTGGAAGTGCTAATGCCATTCAAATCAGAAAAACAAAGAAGATATTTATTTGCTAACGAACCCGAGGTAGCAAAAAAATTTGCTAAAGATTATAATATGGGTGGTGTTGCTTCTATGTTTAGAAAAAGACTAGCAGATGGTGATGATCCGTTTTATGACGCTTGGAAAAAAGTTTATGAAACTAATCCTGATGCAGCATCAATGAATGAAAAGCATGATGAGTATTTAGAAAAATATACTTTAGAAATGTCTACACAAACAAGTGAAGCACCTACAGAAGATGTAGAACAAACAGCAGATCCAATATTAAATTTGTTTTCAGAAACTGATGCATTAAATAATGATCAAGCTTTAACAACTTTATTTGCTAAAGAAGAACCACAAGGTATTATGGCAGCAGCTAATGGTGGAAAAGCTACAAAAAATATTAAAGGTCAACCACATATGCTAGCTTACATTACACCTAAAGAAGCAAATAAGTTAGTAGCATTGGGTGGTCAAGAAACAATGACACCTGAAGGTATACCAGCTTATCCTGAGTTTGATAATTATACAGGGTCTAGTCTTGCTGGAACGTCATCAGCAGGTAGTGGTATGTCTAGATCAGAATTTGAAGGTTCATCATCTGGTAGTAATAACAATGGTTATTCAGTTCAAGACGACATAGAAGATTTTGCAACTAACGTAGGTAAAGAAGCTAATACAACAGGTGGTGGTTTTAAGGACGATGGTGGCAGTGACGATTACAAAGACTCAATCCTAGATATGGTAGGTAAAAAAATTGTAAAAGATCCAACAACAGGAGCAGATATTGTTGTAGATTCAAATGCTGTTTTGATGAAAGAAAAAAAATTAAAAATGTCAAAAGGTAAAAGACCTGCAGCATGGGTTGATCCAGCAACAAAAGCATATTACGATAATTTAGATAAATACATTGCTGACAACACAGGGCTTTTGTCTTCATACAATATTGAAAAATTTATTACCAACAAACTTATAGATCAAATACCTATTATAGGACCTTTTATTCCAGAACAATATCCTAGTAGAAATATTAATTTTAAAAAGATAAGTAAGTATGAAGTACCTGGTTCTGATTTAGGTTTTTATGATCCTGATGAATATCCAGAATTTTATAAGGATGGTCCAGATGAAAAAGAAGATAATGATGGACCTGTAAATCTAATTACTGGAGAAGTTAGTGAAGATGTTGCAACAGGGCAAATTGATCTTATGAGTGCTCTTGATAAGATTAGGGCTAATCAATTAAGAAGAAAAGGGTTAGTAGAAGATGGTATTATACAAGATAATGAAACCATGGAACTAGCATCTTTGCCTAAAACAAAGGAAGAATTCAAATTAAATAGTGGTGGACTTGCAAATTTATTTAGAGTAAAAACACAGTAATAGGAGAAAACATTATGAGAAATGATTTTGGATCAAGACCTTATTCAGAAAGATTCCCATACGGTAGTAAAGATGGGTCATCTAAGAAACAAGGTTACAATGACAGATTAGACGAGTCCCTAGGTGCTAGAAACGGAGCTAAATCGCAAAGTCTAAAAGCTAGAAGAGATGAATCTAAAGGTATGGAAAAAGCATCTGGTAACAGAGCTTATT